CTCTCCGCTAGGTACGCTCAAAGCGTTGTAATACCACACAAATGGAAGGATCATAGTTCCTCCCTGACTGTTTGTAGGATCTAGATAAACATGAGGACGCTGACTAGCGGCAACGTTATCCTGGGAGACTAAGCCTCGATCCCTGGTCACTTCATCGTAATCAGGAAGAGGATTGTAATTAGCCAGCAACCGTCCGTAGTAAAAACCGTTACCATTAATCATAAATTTCACGTGCAGATTGCAACGCAATAAATTGTAATTTGTGATACGATTAATTACTCGGGGATTGGTGAAAAAGTCATTCCAAGGATTGAATTGCTCATACACAGGCACTGCGTTATTCGGAAACCAAGAAAACTCACGAATGAGAATGGGCCTTCGGAAAAATGCCTGTAACGATGTATCAGATTTAGCCGCAACATCAAAAGTAGAATCGGGCTGACTGTCCACTGTGTAAATCCAGTCCTGTGTTTGGTCGGAGAAAGAAACAATTTGATGTTTCTCCTCCAAATTTTCTGTAGATATTCGTACGTTGAAAGGGGAAGTAAACCTACTATGAAGTGTACGGAGTCGGTTTATACTCCGCCACTGGGCTGAACATTGCCTGAGCTGGCGTAAACTCACGGGGGAGTACTCTAAGACCTGGAAGCCTCAGGAGGTCCAATTGACAGCAAATTGGAGCTCCCTGGTATCCATACCAGGAATCCTATTTTTAGCGTTTGGCCACATAGGTGCGGCCAGAGGGATGCTTTTAATGTCTTCCCAGGACGGTTCGGAGACTTAAGAGGTCTCCTGCTCTTTGGGCATATAGGTGTCCTTCCACACCTCGAGAGACTCATCATATGACCTGTCCAACATGGTACAAATGTGAGCAATGTCCGCTCTCTGAGCAACCTCTTTCATTTGCTCTCGCCTCTTCTCATAGATGTCACGACCGTGGTTAAACCATTCGCGTAATCCTCCATCGATATTGAAAGCAGCAGCCTGTTGCTTGGTAATCGCACTTGATTCCAGCGTGGCATGCAAGCTCTTGAAAATCGAATTTTCATCCAAAGCTCCCATGATCATTCCTGTGTCAGGGCAGAAGACATTTTTCCTTTTCAGAAAATCTGCTTCTTCGTCTTTCATGTAGGGAGTAGGAGTAGAGGTCTTGTCGGGCATAGTAAAAACCATATCACGATCCTCTAGAAATTTGGCAACAGAAATGTGATTAAATTCCGGATACTCTTTCTTAACTGAACTCTTCGCATCGTCACCATAAGTCATCAATGCGCACACCTCACGAAATGGAGGAACCTTTCGGTCCTCGTAAATCTTGAAGTATGCACACCGAAATAACAACGAGTTGACG